CCCGTCAGCAGTGTGGGCAAGACAAAGTGTACANCACTACCGTTGGTTGTATAGACTGTTATCTAACACTTGTCGTGAGTACACAAAAAGATACAGAAAAATACATGCAACAGAAAGAAAAGGAATTGTTTGTAATCTAATGCAACTACCATACGAGTTACGAGAAGAGGGTTGGATTGACCCGCCGCAGTGTATGCCTGACGAATATAAAAGTATCAATGTTATCAAGGCGTACCGTGACTATTACATTGGAGACAAAGGAAGGTTTGCTACATGGAAAAATGGATCGCCATCATGGTGGCAACAACAGTCTTGTCAGGTTGTCTAACACCTGCTATGTTACTTACTTCTAGTGTACATAGTGTGTTGAATTACACACAACTAGAAGATGTAAAGAAAAGACTTGACAACATAGAAAAGAAAGAATAACAATATAAGACAGTTGTTATTCTTATATTAAAGTAACCAAGTACAAGGAGTTATATGATGTTGGAACATCTTACGACAAAGAACGACCGTGAAATTTTCTTTCCTGTTTTTGAACAGGATGTTGTTGGTATCATCAGCGGTCTTGTCCCTGACAACTACAAGATGCTGACCAAGGGTGATGGCTGGACCGATCAAGACACGTGTCTGTCCATCGTCAAGTCTAACTACCGTGTCGTTGAGAACGAGGAAGTTCTCATACCTTTGCAAGAACAGATGGTAAACCACTTCGACCCATCAGTGTTGGAGGATGTACAGATCAAAGATCATGTCACCAAAGGCGGTGCAGTCTGCTATGCAGAGTACATTCTACCTAAGATGAAACGTACTGTTGAAACTAAAACAGGACACAGTACTGACATTGGGTTGCGGTACATTATGAAGAATACCTTCGATGGTTCTTCTTCTGTTGTCTTCTATGGTGGAGTAATTGATTTCTTCTGTACCAATGGACAGATTGGTGGACAGTTTGATGTAGCACGTAAGCGACACACCAAGAACTTCCAAGTCGATGGGTTTATTCAGGCATTCGATGACAGCATCGAGCGTCACAAACACATCGTCAATCAGTATCAAGAGTGGGCAGACACTCGCATCTATGACAGTCGTAAGGTTATGAACCTGTTCCGTTCACTCACCACTGGTACGGTGGACGATCCTAAAAAGCGTAATGGATTGTCTGATCGTCTGTTCGCACAGTACATGGATGAGGTACAGACACGTGGCAAGAATGTCTTCTCCGTTGTGTCAGCTATGACACACTACGCCAGCCACGGTGATGATGGTCGCTTCGACTTGACTAAGGCAGGTGATAATGGTACACTGTTCAAGCGTCAAGAGCAGGTAAGCAAGTGGCTTGGCAGCAAGGTGTTTGCTGACTATCTTGAAGTAGCATAACAACAAATAGAAAGGATACTGTTATGGTTTACAATTACAAAGACCACAGAGACATTCCAAATTATATGCGTGCATACCTCATGGATGTTGTGGACGCAGACTATCTGGAAGAGGTAGACATTGAGGATATCAATGACTTTCTAAACGGTCTTGAAGAATGGGAAGATGACTACGACGTTGAAGTTCCTTCCTACTTAAACCACATCCACTAGATTGTTGTAATGGGACAGGTCTGCTACACCAGTGTAGTAGGCTTGTCCCTACATTACTTACCATAGGATTTTGTATATGAACTTGAATGAATACCAAAATAAAGCACACTCAACTGCTGTCTATCCAAAGGAGAAAGCCTTTGAGTATCTAGCTACTGGCCTTGCATCTGAAGCAGGAGAGGTTGCATCACTTGTATCTAAGTGGATCAGAGGTGATGGTAAAGCATTACCAATAACTGACATGAAGAAAGAACTGGGTGATGTACTGTGGTTTGTATCAGAGATGGCATACATGGTTGGTACAAATCTTTCAGAGGTAGCAGAACTAAACGTCAAGAAATTACAGGACAGACAGAAAAGAAATACTCTAAAGGGTAGTGGCAATAACAGGTAACATAAATGAGGAGAGGATGAAACTGTACACAAGTGACAAAGACTTTGACCTATTGCATCAGGCAGTAGACAAAGCAAGAAAGAATGCAAGGGAAGTAAAAGTACCTAGACAATCTATTCTAAATGTGTTAATGGATCATGCTAACTTTATCGCTACACTCAAACAACATGGAGAGAACATTGAGTATCCGAATGGAAAAGGCGATTGATCTACTTGCCAGAGTGGCAGAAGATATCACTGATCCAGTTCGTTGCTATCGTCTTGCGGCAGGTGTATGGTATAAGAATAATCTTGTAGGTCTTGGTGTTAATTCGTACAAGACTGATCCGTTTCAAGCCAAGTATGGCAAGCATGAACATGCCATACACCTGCACGCAGAGGTAGCTGCAATCAAGAACGCAGTACGTACAGTAGGTGATGACCTGTCTAGGTGTACGATGGTTGTTGTACGTGTAAAGAGAGAACATGAACGTACAAACAAATTCAAAACAACTCTTGCAAAACCATGTAAGGGATGTTATAGGTGCATCGTAGAGTTTGGTCTACGTAAAGTTTATTACACAACAGAGAAAGGACTAGAACAGTTATGATCAAGGGTAGCTTTAAGATTGAAGACATTGGTGTGCAACTAGAGATGCATAACGATGGTCTGTATGTTGCCTTCTATCTTGATGCAGACTATGGTGTAAAACCAATCAAGAAAATTTCTATTGATGATCTTGCTCTCGACTATGTAGATAACACAAAGCAGATGTTCAGAGAAGAAGACATTGACTATCTGTGCTTTGAACTTGGATGTACAATCCATATGTTAGAAACAAAGAGTAAGTCATTCAAACCAAAACTTAAAAAGGTATTGAAAGAGTATCCTGACTTTGGATTTACGGACAGCTTCTAACATGATGGTACTACTACATGATCTGAAAAACTTTCTCAAAGAAATATCAATAACAGAAATAAAACATCTTGATCCAGTAAGAGTACGTATCTATATTCAGGGTTTGATTGACAGCGAGGAAAGAAGAATGACAGACTACAAGACAGGAGTTATGCCTAGTTTAGTTAAAGAATTAAATGATTTACTAGATTTAGTAAATGATATTGAAGCTGATCGAGACGAATGGAAGGTAAAGTATAATGACTCGACGGGTAAACTACAGCGTGACGATCTGTTTGATATTGCAAAAGGTATATCGAATATACGAGACAGAATTGTTAAGGAGTTTCTAACATGACAACAGAACTTGACCTAGCAAGGAATGAAATAAAGGAACTGAACAAACAACTGTATACTGAATACAAAAAAGTTAAAGTTCTCAAAGAGCAAGTAGACTATCTAAAAGAAAAACTATCTATAACAGAAGTTGAATTAGAAAAACTATCAGAAAGAAAACTAAATGCAAGCTGAACTTATATCTTGTCTAGGTACAGACTTAACTGTTGTTAATGCAGCGCGGGTATCCTTTGATAAAGAAAGTGATTGGGAAGTAAACCATAGTGTACGTAAGGAACTGTCATCGAAGGATGCTGCGTTGATACGTTACCTTGCCAAGCACAATCACTTCACACCATTCACACATTGTATGATAACACTACGTGAAACTATCCCTATCTTTGTTGCAAGACAAAGGTTCAAACATACAATAGGATTTAGTTATAATGAAGTTAGTAGACGGTATGTTGACGATACTCCAGAGTTTTACACTCCAGATACGTGGAGAGGTAAAGCAGACAATGCCAAGCAAGGTAGTAGTGAGAAAGAGATAGATATTAATCCTTATAATCTTATGGTAGACTACTACAAACAAGCTATAGATACATGCAGTTGGACGTATCAAGAGTTACTAAGAAAGGGTGTGTGTCCTGAACAGGCACGTATGGTCTTGCCTCAGTCTATGTATACGAGTTATTATGTTACTGGTTCTCTTGCTGCATTTGCACGTGCTTACAAGTTACGTATTGACAAGCACGCACAAAAAGAGATACAAGAACTAGCAGAAAATTGGAACGCAATCATTAAGGATTTATATCCTGTATCATGGGAAGCATTAACTAATGGCAAGTAAAAAAGACATAGGAACTAATACAAAGATTGAACTGAAGAAACACCAACAGACAAGCATTGGTCATTCAAACAATACTAATCCAAAAAATAAACATAAGCGTAAGAACTGGAAAAGGTACAGAGGACAGGGTAAATGAAAAACCTGTGGGAAAAAGATCGTAAGACAATCTTCCGTGAGTTGCTGTCTACTTATATGGAAGAAGGTTATAACAGAAAGGAAGCAAAGAAGTTAGCTTCCATTGAAACAGAGGAGATTATGGCAGGTGACATGGCGTTTGTCGATGAGTTACTAAACAACCAAGAGGAGTAAGTGCGATGAAGAAGAAAGCCAAGCAGCGTGATCCTAACTGGCGTTGGATGCATGCACTGGGACACAAGGTAGTCAAGGACAAGACACTCTATTCTCGTAAATTTAAACACAAGGATAAAAAGTATGTACCGTCTAGTGAACAAGACCAACAACCAAGCTGTTGATACAGGAACACTAGACGAGATGTATGATGTTCTTGATTCAATAAAGTCCTTGACTACCCATCTTAAATATGATAACAAACTAAACCGTAGTAGGCGTAAGCTAACTGTGTATGGTAACAGAAACGAAACTGTTTATAGGATCGTGAAGATATGATGGAAACAGAAAGTCACGTAGTAAAGCGCGGTTCTTGCCCTGAGTGTCCATCCAGTGATGCATGTATGACATACAGCGATGGACATTCTTGGTGTTACAGTTGTTCAACTTATTTTAAATCAAAGGATGATAGCATGTCAGTTCAACCACAACAACAAAGTACAGTACGACCCATGAGTGTTAACGGACAGATCACTAGCATTCCTGATCGTAAAATATCAGAGGCTACTTGTAAGAAATATAATGTACGTACAATAAAAGATAACTCTAATAAGATTATCCAACATCTATATCCTTACTATGATAGTGACAACAACCATGTAGGTGATAAGGTTCGTAACCTACCAAAAGATATACGTGCTATTGGGAATGTCGGACAGGGTACACTCTTTGGACAGAACCTATTCAATCAGGGCGGTAAGTACGTTACCATCTGTGAGGGTGAACTAGATGCGCTTGCCGCATACGAAATGCTTGGCAGTAAATGGCCTGTCCTTTCTATCAAGGATGGTGCAGCATCTGCTCTACGTAACTGTAAAGCAAACCTTCAATACCTATCGCAGTATGATAACATCGTTCTGTGCTTTGATAATGATGACGCAGGACGCAAGGCAGCAAAGCAGGTTGCCTCTCTCTTTGAACCTAACCAATGCAAGATCGTACACCTTGAGTACAAGGATGCATGTGAGTACATTCAGAACGGTAAGCGTGAAGAGTTTACCCGCGCATGGTGGAACGCTAAGATGTACACACCAGCAGGTATTCTTAACCTTGCTGACATGGGTGATGCGCTATACGAGGAAGGTGACTACAAGACTTGTCTATATCCTTGGCAAGGTATCAATGATAAACTCTATGGTATTCGTACTGGAGAACTGGTTACATTTACGGCAGGTACAGGTACAGGTAAGTCAAGTGTTATGCGTGAACTTATGCATCATCTTCTTAATAACACAGAAGAAAACATTGGTGTTATTTCTTTAGAAGAGAATGTACGTTCAACTATCTTTCATCTCATGTCAGTTGAAGCTAACGCTCGACTATACATCAGAGAGATACGTGAACAGTTCAGCCGTGAAGATTTGAATACGTGGCAAAAAGCAACTGTAGGTACACGCAGGTTCTTTGCATTCGATCACTTTGGTAGCATGAAGACTGATGAGATACTTGGTCGCATTCGTTACATGATCAAAGCATTGGACTGTAAGTGGATAATTTTAGATCACCTATCCATTCTTGTGTCAGGACTAGAGGGTGATGATGAGCGTAGAAATATTGATAACCTAATGACTAAGCTACGATCTATCGTAGAAGAAACTAATGTAGCACTGCTGCTTGTCTCTCACTTACGTAGAGGTAGTGGTGACAAGGGACATGAAGATGGTAAGGAAGTTAGTCTCGCTCATCTTAGGGGCAGTCAAAGCATAGCGCAACTGTCAGACGGAGTGGTGGCTATGGAACGTGACCAACAATCTGATGATCCTAATATTGCT